CATTAAGATAGAAGCAGTATAAATAATAAAAAATAACGGGGGAGAGTGAACCCAAAATGGCTGTAAATAAGAATTTTGTAGTAAAGAACGGCCTAGAAGTAGATACCGATCTTATTTTCGCTGATGCATCGACCAATAAGGTTGGTATTGGAAGTACGATTCCGAGTAAACAATTAGATGTTATAGGGGGAATTGGTGCATCAGAGTTAAATGTAACTGGTGTAGGTACAATTGTTACTCTTAACGGTACAACAGGTATTGTAACCACGGTTGTCGCTCATAATGTTCAAGTAAATAATTTAAATATAACAGGTATAACAACGATACCAAGCCTTGGTGTCTTAAGTGAATTATATGTCACTGGAGTTTCAACAATTGGTACTCTAGATGTAATTGGTACTGGTAACATGAGGGTTGGTATTATTACCAACGTTCAGGGTACGAATTTAGAATATTCTGGTATAGGTACAATTGTTACTGGTAGTGTAACTCATTTAACTGCTCAGAATTCAAACGTTACTGGTGTAAGTACAGTTACCACTGGTGTTTCCACTCATCTGATTGCAAATAATTTAAATGTTGGTGGAATTACTAGTGTTAGGTCAGGTGTTGTTACTCACTTAGCAGTTAATAATTTAAATGTTGGTGGAATAAGTACGATTGGTAATTTTATAGTTACTAAGAGTTCAGGAGGTATTGGTGCAACGGTAGGAGCTAATGTTGGTGTTATAACTTATTATGGTGATGGTTCAAATCTAACTAGTGTAGCAGGTCAAGGAGTTGGTATTGGATCTACTCTTGGTGTGGTTGGTTATGGATTTACATTCCTAAATTTTGTTGGAACAGGAAGCACATTTAAGGTTAGTGGAAATACAATAGATATTGGAGTAGGTGGTGGTGGAGGAGGAAGTGGTAATGTAAGTATCGGTAGTGAAGCTCCAGGTAACCCTAGTAATGGTGATTTATGGTACAGTACAGAATATGGTAGAACATTTATATGGTTTGATGAAGATGAGTTAGGAATAGGAAATACGGCGGTATGGGTTGACTCTGCTCCATTTAATATGGGCGGTAAATTTATAGGTAAGTATGGAGGTAATGCTTTTGGTGCAATTGGATACACTGGTGGTACAACCTCTCAAGCAAGTATTTACTACACAGGTGATCCAAACACTGGTATCTACTTCCCATCTACGGATCATTTAGGTGTTGTTGCTGGTGGAACAGCATCATTAGTAGTTAATCCTAATGGTATATCAGTAACTGGTATTATTACTGGAGATGGTTCAGGACTAACTGGTGTTGCATCTACAGATAATATCATCACAACCACTGAAGCTAAGTTACTTGGTGGTGTAAGGATGGAAGGGTTTACCACTTCTGCCACCATGAATGTAACAGGAGTATCTACCTTAAGGGGAGATATAACACTTACAGGTTCTCAGGCAGGTGTTACATCTGTATTCTGGGATGCTTCTGCTGATACACTACAATTCCAAGATCTTTCTTACTTAAAATTTGGAGCTGGATCAGATCTTCAAATATATCATGATTCTAATAATTCATTCATAAAAGATACAGGTACTGGAAGATTAACTATAGCTACTAGTCAACTTCGTATTAATAATGCTGCTGACAGTGCAATAATGATAAGTGCTACACAAGATGATGCTGTAGAGCTTTACTGTCATGGTACAAAGCAATTTGAGACGGCTTTTGGTGGTGTTGTAGTAACGGGTATTCATTCAGTTGGTACGGGTGCAACGATCAGTGGTACAGGTAATGCTGCCTTTGCTGGTGTGTGTACTGCAAGTTCCTTTGTGGGTGATGGTAGTGCATTGACTGGTATTTCTGCTGGTGGCGGTGGATCAGGAGACTTTAATACTGGTATTAGTAGTGCGAAACAATATGATGTTACCAACTCAATGGCAACAGCATATACGGCAAGTTCAAGTTCAGATTATCGAACCATCGTTCATTCTATTCATATTTGTAATATAAGTGGTAGTGAAGTTACTATTAGTGGTGAGATGCAAACTGATTTCTCCTTTGCTCATACTATTCCTGTTCCTGCAGGTTCAGCAGTTGAACTTCTCAAGCAACCTAAGGTTCTTGGGCCGAGTGAGACAATAGAATTGCAAGCAAGTTCTGGTTCATCATTAGAAGCAACTATTATTACTGAACTCAAAGAAGATACTGCTTATTGGGATGCTCAAATTGCTCTTTCTTCTGCTGACACAATGACGGATCTTTATACTTCTACTTCTAATCCTTCTGTGGTTCAGAGTATTCTTCTTTGTAATAATGATGGTACTAATGACGTGAAGGCAAAAGTGGTATGGACAGATGAAGGTGATAATATTCAATCTTATTTGGTATTTGATATGATTATTCCTGCTGATTCAACAGTGGAAATATGTGAGACACCTAAGTATCTTAATACGGGATATAAGTTACGAGCTAGTGCTAATCAAGCAAATAGGTTAGAAATTACTGCTTCTGGTAAGCAAATTACATCTTAGGAGGATTGAATTATGACTAGAAGAGGTGTATGGGACATTCAGGATGTAAGGGATAAACTGCTTGCAGGAGATCCTTGGGAGCGATATAATAATGTTTTTACTGGTGGACAATCTTATTTTGGAACCTCAGGTCAAAATATAGAAAGTGGTCCTTTTCCAATTGCCGAAGTAACAAAAATACCTACTACTGCTGATACTCGTGACTTTACTTCAGTAAGGTCACTCCAAAAAAACAAATTTGCCATCACGAGTAATAATGAATTATTTTCATGGGGATATAATGTACAAGGACAATTAGGACAAAACACAGGTTATCCACCTAGTTATGGTGGGTATAAGGATAAATCCGTACCTGTTCAAATTCCTGGTACTACTTGGGATTCTGTTGCGGGTGGTCCTGGAAGATATGGTTGGTTTGCAACTAAAACTGATGGAACTCTGTGGTTTACGGGAGGAAATAATCAACTTCAACAAGGTACTTACCCATCACAAGTAGTGCATCGCTCATCTCCGATTCAAGTTTCTGGTACATCATGGGCAAAAAATGATGGTCAGGCAGGACAATGGAAAATATGCACCGACGAGCAAGCTGCTTTTGCCATTAAAACTACTGGAGCACTCTATGGATGGGGAAGGAATGATATTGGAAATTTGGGACAAAACCAAGGTGGGCCCACACAATACAAAATTAATCCTGATCAAATAGGAACTGAAACAACATGGCAATATGTTGCAGCGTCGGGATATGATACTAAAAGTAGTACTTGGGCAATTAAAACTGATGGAACATTATGGGCATGGGGATGTAATGATCTTGTAGGACCATTAGGATTAAATAATACAACATCAGTTTCATCACCCACTCAAGTAGGGACTGATACTACTTGGTCTAGTATTAGCGGTGGTATAGGAGCTCCTTGGGGTAATATGGCGATGGCAATGAAAACTGATGGAAGTGTATGGGCATGGGGAAGAAGTGATTATGGAGCAAGTGGCACTAATCAGTACTCTTTCGCTTATTCATCACCAAAACAAGTTCCTGGTACTTGGGATATGGCGGTAACATCTGGCACTGTCTCTCTTCTACACAAACCTGATGGAACTGGATGGATAGTTGGGGATCTTAACGCTGCAAATATGTCGAATCCTGTAGGAGGAAACTTGATGTCATCACCTGTTTTACTTCCTTCTGCTGTTGATTGGGACAAGGATAAGATGGATATATCTTCTCAGTTCGGTTCTTCTGTCTCCCTTGCTACTATTAGTCCTAACTTGACACCCACTCAAGTATAAATATAAACAAAGAAAGGATCAAATTTAATCAATTATGGCTAAGAATATTAAGTGGATTCAAGTTGATGTAGATACTCAAGTATCCATAGCTATTAGTTCTCCTAAAGCAGGTGCTGCTAATCCTACTCTAACAGATTTGGTTGAGCAGTTTGATTGGGGACAATATAGGTATGGAACTGTTGCTGATAGCGTAACTGTAGATAATTCTAATTTTATATTTGAAATAAATGACGGAGAATATATTGCTGATATCTTAGGAAAAATTAATGAATATGTTGACGCATGGAAAGCACAGGCATATGATTATGAAATAGATCTTCGTAAAAAAGAATTAGGAACCTATGCTGATAGTGTTTATGCATCAGCATCTGGTTATAAGTATGATGCAGCAGTTGCATTTATCAGTAGTGCAACACCAAATGCAGGACTAACTACAGAAGCATTTTATCGTGGAACCACTGTAGGCACTCTTGCTGCTAAGATTAAGACTAATCATGAGGCATATATTACTAATGATGCTAAGATTTCAGGATTGCGTGGGATGTTAATAGATAGAATAGATGGGATCAATGCAGGACTTGATACTTCAACTGTGATTAAGGCATTAGAATCATATGCTGGTATTCATACTTCAGAAAAAGTGGGAGAAAGAACTACAGGAGTTGGTACGACGGAAGATATAATGGTAGGAGTTTATAACCCTAGTGGATTATCAGAGCGTTTTGATGCTACTATGTAAATTATGGCTATAACAGATAAAGAACAAGGAGTCTGGGATATTGACCAGGTTTATGATAAACAGATGCAGGGTGGCATTTGGAAATATAATGGTGCAGCAGGGGAACCTGGTGGTCTTTGGCAGACGGGCCCATCTGTATACGGAAGATTAGGACAAAATGAGGGTGGAGCTCCAACAGGAGATAGTTTCTATTCATCACCTGTGATGGCTCCTGGAACATACGAATATGGTGATACTAGTAGCTATGGAGCTAAATCAGTAGGTGCTGATGGAACATTATGGTCATGGGGTCTTAATACTAATGGACAATTAGGACACAATGATACAGTAAATCGTTCCATACCTGTTCAAATAGGAACTGAGACTAATTGGTCTTCAGCAATGACTACCAAGGCTCAAGTCAATACTGATGGAAAAATGTATATGGCTGGTCCTAATTGGAATGGAAGATTAGGACTTAATGATACAGTAAATCGTTCATCACCAACTCAAATAGGAACTGATACAACTTGGGCAACAGCAATAAATTCCCATACATTCATTCATAGTCTTAAGACAGATGGAACCATATGGTCATGGGGATATGCTAATTATGGACAATTGGGATTAAATCAAGCAAACGCAGCTTATTCATCACCAGTTCAAATACCTGGATATACTTTTGCTTCCTTAGGAAATTCAAGTGTACCTCATAATAGTGGATTTGCTGCTGGAATTACTCCCACTGGGTCTTTGTATATGTGGGGGAATAATCGTTATGGACAATTAGGACTTAATCAAGGCCCTAGTAAGTATCCTTGGCAACCTTATTTTACTAGAAATCATCATGATAAGTCTGGTCCTAATAATGTTTCGGGTACTACATGGAAATTAGTACAGAATGGGGGTGAAACCACAATAGCAACTAAAACAGATGGAACATTATGGTCATGGGGAGGAAATAATATGGGGCAATTAGGACTTAATACACCTGGTCCACAAGGTTTTTCATCACCAGTTCAAGTAGGGACTGATACTACATGGACAGGAGCAATTAGTTATTCTACTCAGTATGGACAATTGTCTTCAGCTATTAAAACTGATGGAACGACATGGGCATGGGGACGGGCTGGTCTACTCTTGAATCAACCAAATACAAAAAACTATTCATCTCCTATTCAAATACCTGGTACTTATACTACTCTTGGAAATGGTGCAGCTATTAATCTCATTAAACCTGGATAAATAAGTAAAATTGCTTTTTTTATTATGCAACATAATCCATATGACTTGATTATAATTAAAGAAGATGTAATTCCTCAAGGACATATAGAGGAATTGATGCTTTTGACTAATACTAAGGATACACAGCAAGCAACGGTTTTTAAGGAACCAACTAAACCAGATGAAGAAATAGATAAAACAAAAGATGGGGGAAAGGAAGATTTAAGAGTTAGAGATACTTTGTGGTATCCTATAAATGAGGAACAGTTAGTTAAATTAGAACAGGGTATTGCTCAAGCATATGCTTTACATGTTCGACCAAGGTATAATTGTGAGTTCAAGAGTTATGAACCTGCACAATTTCTTGGTTATCCAGTAGGAGGACATTATCTGCAGCATATTGATGGAGAACAAATCAATCGTGAAACTGGAGAATGGGAAGAAGCTTTACCTAGAGATATTTCATTTTTATTTTATTTGAATAGTGAGTTTGGTGGAGGAGAAATTGAGTTTCCTACTTTAGGGTTGACTATTAAACCTAAAAAAGGTATGATGATAGCATTCCCTTCTTATAAAGAATTTCCTCATAAGGTACATCCTGTTACATGGGGACATAGATATACAATAGTAAGTTGGGTAGGGACAAAGGAAAAACTTTATGACACCATTTCAAAAACAAGGGTTTGAGGTTAGAAAGAAGTATCTACCCTCTTTCTTTTCAACTTATCTTAGAAATTATTTTACTTTAAGAGCACAAACTGATCCGAGTTTGAAAGGTGATCCTCAAGCTCCCAAGTCTCATTGTGTATATGGAGATCCTGCATTTGAAACGGTAATGGCTATGTCAACTCCTGATATAGGAGAGATGGTGGGTAAGAATTTGATACCACAATATACTTATGCCAGAATATATCTTAATGGTTCTGTGTTGGAAAGGCATAGTGACCGTCCAGAGTGTCAATACTCTGTAACTTTATCGTTAGGTGGAGAATATAAGCAGCAGTGGCCTATATGGATAAAGGATTATGCTGGTAATGATCATTGTGTTCCACTTGATGAGGGAGATATGGTGGTCTATCATGGGACAGAGTTAGAACATTGGAGAGATAAATTTGAAGGTACTACACAGTTTCAACTCTTTATGCATTATGTTGACGCAGATGGTGAATTTAAGGATAGAGTATTTGATGGCAGACCTAATCTTGGAATACAAAAATGAAGATGATACCTCAGTTGATTAGAGAACTTTTTCATGCAGGGGAATATCCTGCTGCAAGAGAATTATCTATCTCATATTTAAGACAAAAGGAAGATGAGGATATAAGATTTCTTCTTGCAGGAATCTTTCATGAGGAAAAGAAATATAAGGAAGCATTGGAATGTATAGAGAAAGTTCCTCTCAGTGACATAGTTCTTATTCATAAGGCAAAAATTCTTTATTACCTACAAAGAGCCCCAGAAGCAGAGGCAATTCTTAGATCTCTTCCTAAAAAATGGAAAAAGGATGAAGGGTATATTGTAGATTTAGGACTCTACATGACATCTCAGGGTAAATTAAATCAGACTAGAAAATTAATAGCTCCGATTGCTGATACTAATAATAGAGCATCATTTAATTATGGATGGCATTTATTAGCAGAAGATAAGTTTCAGGAAGGTTATAAGTATATCCGTGCAGGTGCGATAGATGAATTAAGAGTATGGGGTCATGAGTGGATATTGAGAAAGGAATATAATATAGGTGAACAATATCGTTGGAAACTTGGTGATGAGGTAGATACTATTGCTTTTTATCTGGAAGGAGGTATGGGTGATGGAATGATATTTGTTCGTTATGTAGAACATTTTAAAAAATATTGTAAGACAGTAAAGATATTTACTCCAAAGCAATTGATGCCTTTATTAGGTGCATGTGGGTTTGAAAATCTATATGAACCAGAACAAATAGTGAAGACTAAGTGGGACAAATATGTTCCTGCAATGTCAGCTCCTTATTTCTTAGGACTCGATGATCCTATGGAGGGTGTGACTTTCCCATATTTTAAAAAGAGAGCAAATCCTGTTCCAGAAATGAATAGAGTGGCAAATGGTAAGAAGAAGATTTGTATTCGTTGGAAGGGAAGTTCTCAGTTTGAACATGAGCAGTTCAGGAGTATTCCAATAGAAAAGATGTTGGGACTGGAAAAGTTTGGGCAGTTATTTTCTGTTCAATTGGAAGATAGTGATATACCAAAGAATGCCAATGTATGGGATCTTGCTCCAAGTATTAAGACATGGAATGATACCTATGACATATTTGAAGAGTCTGATTTAATTATTACATCTTGCACTTCTACTGCTCATTTAGCTGGTGCAATGGGAGCAAGAGTAATTGTTCTTCCTCCTTTATTGGGATATGTCACATGGGAAACAAAGGATATAAGATGGTATCCTGATAATGTTGTGGTATTGCAGCAAATGGAGTATAATAGTTGGGATAAGACTATAGATAAACTATACGAAATGATGGAGAACTGGGAATGGTAGATCCACGCACCGAAACTATAAAATATGACTTATTCCCTACTCATATAATAAGGAGTAAGTGTCCATCCATCACACCAGAGGACAAGCAAGAGATGATGGCTTGTACTGATTGGATGATAGAGAATAAGATGTATACTGATAACGACTTAACTCCTAAGTATCAAACCCATACAATATTATTCCGAGATGATGCACCTGCTATTTGGTTGAAATTAAAAGAAGAATTTTATAGTGCATGTAGAAACTATCTTAAAGCGGTTCCTGAGTTTGTTAGTAACCAACATGCCTTGCAATTTACTGGGTCAAGTGGATGGGCATATAAAGGATGGAAAGAATTAAATAAACAAGAAAGTAATCCTTGGCACGAACATATTCCTACATTTTTAACTGGTGTTTATTATTTGCATGATCCTGGTGATGGAACCACTGGAGGTACAGAGTTTCATGATCCCCGCAAGGCCGAGGGACAAGCAACTAGAATGCAGGAGATCTTACCAATAGAGAATACGTGGATTATATTTCCTGGTTGGTTGGCTCATCGGAGTATTCAACTTCCATTAGATGAACCAAGATATGTGATTTCAGGTAATATGTTTGTAAAAATAGGTGATGGGTTATCTAAATGAAAAGAGCAATATTTACATTCTATAATCTATCTCTTGATACTGATATTGTAAAACTTCAGGCACAGGTAGTTAATAAACTTAATACAACAGCAGATTTTCTTCCGTTATGTTCTCAGACACATGGAGAGGAAGTCATTCATCCTGATGCGGTTGATTATGGGTTTACTCAATTATTTGTAGAGCAGAAGTATGATACTGTTCTTTTATTAGATGTTGATTGTATTCCTTTGAATGCTTATGCACTTGAATATACGTTTGAGCAAGCAGAGAAAGGAAAGTTAATTGGTAATGTGCAGAGAGGAATGCATATGGATAATGATGAGCATAATTATGTTGCACCATCAGCATTTTGTTTGACACGTCAGATGTATGAAGATTTTGGAAGAATGACAGTGAAACCTGATCATAGGAAGGCTGATACTTGTGGATATTATACCTATGCAGCACAAGAAAGAGGAATAGATGTTGAGATGTACCAACCAACTCACTTCCAACGTAGACCAAAGGAAGGAGTCTGGGATCTTGGGAAAGGTCGTGGAGAATGGGGTATAGGTACTACATATTCAAATCATCTAGGAGTAGAAATGTTTTATCATTTATTCTCTGCTCGTGAAAAAATATATAATGTTTACTTTTATGATAAATGTGAGAAGATTGTAGGAATAAATAGGTTGAAAGGATCCTCTTAGGTATAATGGCAGAACTTAGACAAAATACTTGGTCATTAAATGCTTGGTATGATCAGGATGTGGCGGGAGATGCGAAATATGAGGCCGCAGGAAAATTATGGATGTGGGGGAATAATTATTATGGTCAATTAGGACAAAATAGCACTCTTCCTAATCCAAGTGGACTTTCATCACCAACTCAAGTAGGAACTGATACTACATGGACTAGGATAGCAAGTTATAGTGACAATAAGACATATGCAATGAAACAGGATGGAAGTTTGTGGACATGGGGATATAATGAAAAAGGACAATTAGGACTTAATGATGTAGTAGCACGTTCATCACCAACTCAACTACCTGGTACAGGGTGGCAGCTGACTCGTGACTCTTTCTTTGGTAGTGCTATAGTGACTCAGGCAATTAAAACAGATGGATCAATGTGGATATGGGGATGGAATGATAGTGGGGAATTAGGTCTTCCAAGAGTTGCACCTTATTGGTATAATATGATAGATAGATCATCACCCACTCAACTGCCTGGTACTTGGACTAAGGCTCAAGTTTCCAGTGGTCTGAAGAATGATGGAAGTCTATGGATGTGGGGAGATAATTTTTATGGAACATTGGGACAAAACACATCAGCATATGGTTCTCCAGTAGCACTGGGGGCTGCTTCATCTCCAGTTCAAATACCTGGTGACTGGAAGGATTTTTCTAGATCTGCTATACCACAGGGTTTCTGTAGTGGAATTAAAACGGATGGAACATTATGGACATGGGGAAAAAATGATGCTGGCCAAGCAGGTAATGGTACTCCTGGACAACCTGATTATCATCAACATTGGAGATTATCATCACCAGTTCAAGTAGGATCTGATGCTGATTGGGAGAGGTGTGCTTCTTACACATATAATAAGAATGTTTGGCAGAAAACTGATGGATCCATATGGTTTAGTGGTCCAGGACCAACAACTCAGAATTATGGGCTTGGTGGTAGATCTTCACCAACACAAATTCCTGGTACAATAATACCAGGAATAGATTATATTCTTGCTGGAAACGCTACGTTCTCTTTGGATAGTGCTACTAGTAAGGTATATTTTAACGGTCCTAATTCTTATGGAATAATGGGAACAAACCAACCTGCCCCTAGTTCTAGTTCTACTATGACTTATCTTCCTGATGTGTGGGATAAGTTTAAAAATACTGGAATAACCAAAAACCAACTAGGAATGCAATTTAGTGGATCAGTCGGTGCTATCGAAAAAACTTAACTAAATAGTCAAAATTATTTTATTATGCAACAACTTCATTATTGTCTAGGTCTTCCTAGAACGTGCTCATCAGTCATCATGAACATACTGAATGAGAATCCAAATATATTTACAACAGGCACATGTCCGATGCCTTATTTTATTGATGCGTGTATGAATAGATCTAATGACGTATCAGAGTTTATAGCACTAGATAAAGACGTATTAAATAAATCATATATCAACTTTCTACGTCAGGGAATGAAAGGATGGTTTGAGGCAATGACTGATAAACCCATTGTCTTCTCCAAGTCAAGATTATGGTCAGAGTGGCTTCCTCATACTTTTACATTTGACCCCAACTCTAAGTATCTGGTAATACTGAGAGACCTAAGAGATATCATCTGTTCATTTGATTCTCTTCTATGGAAGTATCCCCAAGTAGGTTATGGATCCAGAGATAACCCATTCTATCAAGAATCATTTGAGCATAGGATGGAGACTTATTGTACAGACACACAATCTCTTTTAGGTAGACCATTGCAAGTCCTTCCACATGTATTAGAAGTAGCACAGAGAAATCCAGGTAGTTTTTTCATATGTAAACATGAGTATTTTAATGAGCAACCCAGAGAAACATTACAACAGATATATCAATGGTTAGGAGAACCAAACTTTGAGCATGATCTTGACAATATTCCTGAACCCGATTATAAAGAGAATGATACAACTTATAGATCTCTTGTTTACCATAAGACAGGAACTAAATTAAAGAAGTTAGAACCACGGTGGCCAAAGATTATGACAGAGGAGCAATCTAAGGAAGTGATTGCAAACAACCAGTGGTATTATAAAACTTTTTATCCTGAAGCATTATGAATTATTTTAATCATTATAGGGTTGATATAGAGGGAACCTATATTATTACTATTAGAGGTAATGAACTTTCTGAGAAACTAACACACCAATGTATTGATTCTTGTGAAAAGGTAGGACAACCTAATGTTCGTCTATTTCCTGCATTTGATGCTACTAATTCTCCAATTGAACAACAAGATTATGATTTGGGTCAACCTATAGGTGAATTGGGAAGCATTAAGGTTCCTGAAATGCTTAAGGGTCAATCATTTCTTAATTTTTTAAGATTACGTAGATCGGATCTTTTAATGACTCAGATTGCGTGTTTTCTTTCTCATTATTCATTATGGTGTAGGTGTTTAGAACTTGATAAACCTATTGTAATCTTAGAACATGATGCGGTTATGCTAAAACCTTATCTAAAGCATCAATATTATAATAATATAGTATACTTAGGTGGTATAGAACAAGTAGAAGGGAATTTTCATTCTAATACTCCTATTCCTCCTCATGCATCGGATCAGAAAGGATTGGATAGGTTTATTTGTAGGGCTCATGCTTATGCTATTGATCCTGCGATTGCTAAGAATTTGGTAGCCTATTCTATACATCATGGTATCATAACCACTGCAGATGCAATTATGAGGTGTGACATGTTTGGAATTGTTCAAGATGGGCTATATGCTTATGATAAGAATTATGGGTTATCTACCATCACAGAAGATGGAAAGGCAGCGGTAGCATAATGGCTAGTATATTTGAAACTCAATTTGTATCTAAACCAATACCTGTTTTCTCTACTATCATTGAGGATCATGTAGACTTAAATAAGTATCTAAAGCAGGTTATATTAGAACACAGACAGAACAATCCAGAGACAACCAAGAGTAATGTCAAGGCATGGCACAGTTCATGGACGACTCATGTAGATAATCCGAAGTTTCAACCTGTAGCAGAGACTTTTCTTGCTGCGGTCAACTTTATTTCGGAAGGGTATTTTAATTGTGATCGACTTTTAACTAAATATGAAGTTGCCAATTTTTGGTGCATGATGTATGAAGATACGGAGTGGACAAAAAGACATAACCATTATCCTTCTGATTTTGCTGTTTGTTATTATGTTGATGTAGATCCTGGTTGTGCTCCTATTATTTTTGAAAGTGTAGTAGATGATGAAGTGAATCGTAATAATAAACCATTGACGATTCAACCACAAAATGGTATGCTTTTAGTATGGCCAGCAGAACTCCAGCATGAAGTTCCACCTACAAAAGGAAAGAGAATGTGTATTTCTATGAATGTTACTAAAGGTGATGCTATGAAGACAGTTATGGAGGGATTATAGTATGACGTTTGATCATGTACAACTACCAAATCCTGGTCTGACTAAAGGAGTGATACCTCAAGAGATATATCAAGCTCTTAACAAAGAGATAGTAGATATTCATAGTGATGATAGTAATACTATGAGGATGAATAAATCTCTTGCAGGTCAAATTACAAAAGAATATCAAATTACAAAGAGTAGACAACTTCTTGATCCGTACTTAGAAGATATGGCTAAAGCATATCAACAACAGTGGAATTATTATCCGAAAGAGAATCCAAATGATAATAAGTTAAGAGTAGAATCAGTATGGGTTAATATGCAAAAGAAACTAGAAGTAAATCCTCTTCATAATCATGATGGCACATTGAGTTTTGTTGCATGGTTGCACATTCCATTTAAATTAGAAGATGAAAGAAAGGTGGAAAATATAAAAAATTCAAGAACAGTAGAATTAGCATCTACTTTTCAGTTTGTTTATAGTCAGGTATTGGGTAATGTTGTAAATTATCCACTGTTTGTTGATAATGGATGGGAGGCAAGAATTGTAATGTTCCCTGCTAAACTTTTACATATGGTATATCCCTTTCAGACTAGTGATGATTATCGAATTTCTATTGCGGGGAATTTATACTGATGCTTCATATTATTACCAGAACATGTGATAAGGCTTCCATCCAATCAAAAAGGATTGTTAATAAAACGGAGTGTGCTCTTCGGTGTGTAAATTCTGTTCTTAAGAATATGGAGAATCTTGAGGATGTTCATTATCATATTATTGATGATCGATCCAGTGAATATTTTAGAGATAGTCTTAAAAAAATATGTGAAGAGTCAAAACAGAGAGTTACATTTGATTTTTTAGAAGATAGAGATACAGAAGGTCAAAATGCTCATATTCAATCAAGATTTTCTGTAAAGGTGGCTTATGATTACATTTATAATTTACCTGATGAAGATTTTGTATATATTGTAGATGATGATCATCTTCACTATCCTGATGCACTCAAGAAGATGCTGATATCATGGGAATATCTAGATCACTTAATAAATTTTATTATCCCTCGCAATGAATATAGAAAGAAATTATGGGCAAAAGGAGTGAGTGATAAGGATACGGACTGGGAAGTAATCAATTTTAATGACAGAACTGATAGGGATGTGGGTATCTTTCCTCAGTGTTTTGTTCAGATGTTTCCTTATGATCAAAATCCAACTCTTGACTTTTATGTAAGACCTTGTGTAGTAATTCCTACACCCACAGGTTATTATAGAACAACATGGTATACTCATGAGACATTTATGCTTAAGGCAAAAGTATTTAAAAAACATAAAGAAATTTTTGATCGATTACAAGTAACAGGAACTCCTGCAGCTGGATGGGAAGGTGATACAATTAGTGAGTTGTGGAGTGAACATGTTGAAATGTTTATGCCTTTAAATCCATCGGTGATGCATATGTCAGTTTCAAGAGATCTTCCCTTTACCTGGCAACCTGCAGATCTTATGGTGTTATGGGACGATAACGTAACCCCATATTCATTACCTAAAAATTCAATTATTAAATTAAATGATATGGAGATTACTTTATAATGAGAAAACTTATTCATGTGGTTAATATTAATAATTTCTTTCCAGAATTATTTGCATTAACATATCCTACGATCAGAGCTTATGCAGAAAAGTATGGTTATATGATTAATATGATAACAGAGAGAAAGTTTCCTGATTATCCCCTTCATTATGAGAAGTTTCAGGTGTATGAGGATGGTAAAGAAGCAGAGGTGAATATTTTATGCGATGCAGATATGCTAATACATCCAGAATTTCCTGATGTAGTTACTAGATTAAGAAGAGATTCGATTGCCTTTAATGATAACTATAATATTAGTTGGAAGTATCAGGTTGAGAAAATACCATGCTTTATGCGTGATGGTAGAGATGTGGGTATAGCAACTAATTTTGTTGTAACATCTGATTGGACACATGATGCATGGAAACCTATTCCATTAAGTGCAAAAGAGATTGAAGATCTTGCAAAAAAAGAAGTGACTGAGAATGGTGATGGTTATGAAGGAAGAGGATGGGGACACTATGCGGATGAGTTTGCAATATCTTATAACCTAGCGAAGTATGGACTTAAATATACTGGAGTTACGTGGGAAGATTGGATGAGACCTTGGCTTGTACATACAGGTACAGGTGACAAAAATGAAGCACTTGAGATTGCAAGGAGAACATTAGCACAATGGGCAACTTTAGAGAACTCTTAGTTAAAATGCATGGAGAGAGGACAACTCCTCCTCAGTGGGGTGCATATAGTAGGAAGCATCAAAAATCTATTTGGAATGGAGTACCTGAAGTAGGAAAGACTATATTAATCGATGGGGAAGCTGGGATAGGTGATGAACTATTTGGTGCAAAGTTTGCTCATAATTTTGTTGAAAAGGGAATGAAAGTTGTTTTTGCAACTAATTATTGGTCATCCTATAATGTCATTGCAAGGATAAAAAGTATTAATAAGGTAATTCATATGACTGAGGTAGAAGATTTTGATGATTATGATTACTGGGTTCCTGTGGGTGAGGTTCCTGTTGCATTGAATCTAACTCAGGATCAAGTTCCTATTCATCAGTATTTTGAACCTACTGAGGAATATCTTACTAAATGGAAAAGGATTATACCTCCAAGTAATAAGTTTAAGATTGGAGTGAGGTGGACGGGAAATCCTCATATTGAAAGAAATGGTGGCATAATTCCTGCTCAGTATTTTGAAGAGTTGGGTTCTCTTCCGAACGTTGAGTTATATTCTTTACATAAGGATGATGGAATTGATGATATACCCTCTAATGTGATTCCTCTTCATGAACATGGAAACTCATGGTTTGATACATGGGATGATACATTTGCTGCAATTTCTCAATTAGATTTAACCATTAGTTGTTCTACTAATATTCCCATTGTATGTGCAGGATTAAATAAACCTATATGGACAGTGGCTCCTATTGGACCTAGCAATCCTTATTACTTGTGGTTGCAAGACTTTTGGTTTGGTGATAAAATGAGAATATATACACAGTCAGTACAAGGGGATTGGAATCAACCCTTTGAAGATGTTAAAAATGATTTATTAAAGATACTATGAACCGTAGAAATTTAATTATTGTTGATGATTTCTTAAAGAATCCTGATGCTGTTCGATCCTATGCATTAAAACAGAACTTTGAGTTATTTGGAGGAAAAAATTGGCCTGGTAGAGATAGTAGTGATACTCATGGTCAGGAAGAAATGACTCAAGCATGTTCTGAAGTAGTAGGACAACAACTTGCCATTAAACCAGAGAACAAGTGCTCTTATTTTAGACATACTAAAATAGGACAGCATGGTTCTCAGCATATTCATTTTGATCCTAATCCAGGATTAATATGGGCAGGTGTTCTTTATCTTACTCCTATTTTTCATCCAACAGCAGGTACAAAGTTTTGGAAGCATAAAGAAACAGGATGGGATACATCTCCTACTATGGAAGAAGCTTCTAAGTATGGTATAAATTCTCATAAAGATATGTGCCAGTTTTTCAATACAGAAGGAAATGATAAGTCTAAATGGATAGAGACTGATAATGTTGGTTTTAAATATAATCGTTTGGTTATGTTTAATCCTGCTCTTTGGCATTCTAATGGTGATTGGTTTGGAACCACTGAAGATGATTCCAGATTAGTTCAACTCTTTTTCTTTCATGGACCCTAGAGAATGTGGTGAGTGTGATTTATGTTGTAGATGGTTATCTCATGATGTCTATGGGCAACAGATAACCCTAGACAGTCCGTGTAGGTTTATAAAGAATGGGTGTTCTATCCATAAAAACAGACCTGCACATTGTAAGAGATATGAATGTATGTGGTCACAAGGAGTTCTACCTGAATGGATGTTTCCTAAAGATATTAGAATCATCGTGAGTGTAAAGGATTGGCCACATGGAAGAGGAAAATGGTTAGAGTTGATTGATCCAGAGAATAAAATGAATGATGAGATATTTGAAGAACTGCAAAAACTAGAAGTACCGATTCGATATAATAATAAATTATTTGGTCCACCTGAATTTACTGAATTTATAGAAAATTATGACAGAAAAAATAGCCATATTTTACCACCTGTATCAGACTGAAATATCAGGTTTAATATATCAACAACAGATGCATAGGTTAAGAACATCTGGATTGATGGATGCATGTGAGTTTGTTCATATTGGAACCGTAGGAGAAAATGAACTTTTTTCATTACCTGAGAAAGCAAAAGTTCATAAGAATGAAAGACTTACTAAGGATGAGGGTGAGACAGTAGAGTCAATGTATAAGTTCTCGAAGGATAATCCAGATTATAAAATATTATTCTTTCATGCAAAGGGAGCAAGCAGACAATTTGTTCCTCAACTTCATGCATGGAGATTATTCTTAGAGTATTATGTAATTGATAAATGGCAAGAGTGTATCAGTTATCTTGATGAATATAATACAGTGGGAGCCAAGTTAAGAATGAAACCTTACCCTCATTTTAGCGGTAATTTTTGGTGGGGAAATTCAGATTATCTGGCTACATTAGATGAGAACTTTTTGTATACTCAAGGAGAACATGGTAAAATTGATAGGGAGTTGATGATTGGAACTGGACCTAAGTTTGATCCTTATAATATTCATCATGTTCACATAGACACCAACATGTATGATACAATATTTACAGAAGACAATTATATATGATCAATAGACTTGAAGTTTCTAAATTAAAAGCGGAGTTTATTAAGGGACAACCATTTCATCATGTAGTAATAGATAATTTTTTTGATGATGAAACTGCTATGTCATTGAGTCGGGAGTTTCCTGATTATAATTCTGAGGTGTGGTATGTATATAATAATCCCTTAGAGAATAAGAAGGCTTGTAATGCATGGAACCTCTTCCCAAGGAACTTATATTCTACATTTTGTTATCTAAATTCCCCTTCCTTTATATCTAAACTACAGAAGATTACTGGCATCAAGAAACTATATCCTGATGTAGGACTGCATGGTGGAGGGTTGCACATGCATGGTAAAGGTGGTAAACTGAACGTGCATTTAGATTATTCTATTCATCCTAAACTGAAACTTCAAAGGAAATTAAATCTTATTGTTTATCTTGCAGAGAACTGGAATCCTGATTGGAAAGGCCAATTAGAGTTCTGGTCAGCAGATAGAAAACAATGCATAACTTCCACTGATACACTCTTTAATCGTGCAGTAATTTTTGATACGACACAAAACTCATATCATGGACTACCAACGCCTCTGGAGTGTCCTGAGGGGTGTTACAGGAAGAGTATAGCAGTTTATTATCTTACTGATCCAGTGGAGAATTGTCCTGTTAATTCAAAGGCAATATACATTCCAACTGAGGATCAGAAAGATGATCCTGAAGTGAATAGAATCATCAACAAGAGGGCAAGTATGGTAACTGTAGACGAGGTTTATCGTGTTTGAATTTAAAGCAACACTAAATCAATTATTTCCTAGTTTAGTTTATCACACTCCTTTTTTAACTAGAGATGAGTGTGAAAGGTATATTAAAGAGTTGGATGATGTAGAAAAATATTCTCCTAATATGCAGGGCAATCCTTATCACACTGAAGATAAATTGCATCTGTTAAATGATTCTTGGAAAAAATTGAGTGATAGAGTTATAGAGGTGATAAATTCTGTTGCTGATCATCAGAAGATAAAAAGAGATTCTTTTTACACTACTTGTATGTGGGCTAATATTTCTCAAGTAAAAGAATATTTTCATAAAAAACATGTTCATCCTAATTCTTTTTTTAGTTCAATAATTTATCTCCGTGGTAATCAATCTTCTTCGACTATTTTTTATGACCCAAGATCTCAATCAAAGGTAATCCAACCTGACTATTCAGAAATTAATGATTTTAATTCAACGGCTTATCATCTTCCTTTTATAGAAGGTTCGATGGCGATCTTTCCTTCTTGGTTACCCCATAGTGTATCTGGTAATGACAATGATAATCATCATAGAATTACGATTAGTTCTAATTCCATGATGCATTCTGAAATTACCAGACACACTTCATACTTAAAAATCTGAGGACTATTATGAGTATAGTATGGACTAATGGAACATTTGACATCCTGCACCCTGGCCATATACAACTGTTTAAAGTTGCTAGGTCATTGGGTGATAAGGTTATAGTTGCTACTGATAGTGATGAGAAGATAAAGAAAGATAAGGGTGATCATAAACCAGTGAATGATTTAAAGTATAGAGTTGCTATGTTAGAGTCAATTAAATATATTGATGTAGTATTGACATTTGGTGACAGACCAGAACTTGAAGGGTTGATTCAATTGTACAGTCCTGATATACTATTACTTGGTGATGACTGGAGGTATGGGGATGTGGTGGGTAGAGAATATGCGAAGGAAGTTAGATTCCTTCCAAGAGTGGGAGGTTATGCAAGTAGTAACACAATTAAAAAGATTCACAATCTATGAGAGTATTACTGATCGGAGATAGTTGCACTGATGTGTATGTTTATGGTGATGTCAAAAGACTGAACCCTGAAGCACCTGTTCCTATATTAGAACCTAAGAGGGAAGATAGTACTAAGGGTATGGCTTGGAATGTTTTTGATAACTTAAAAGCATTTGGATTGTCTGTTTTTATGTTGACCAATGAAGAAAAGATAATTAAGACGAGATATATTCATGAGAAATCTAATCAACAGATACTCAGAGTAGATAATGAACCAGAGATAAAACCATTACCTTATGAACCACCATTTATTGAGGATAGGTCTGCATATCACAAACCACCTCATGTAGTACCACCTAAAGATTGGTATGATGTGATGGTTATCTCTGATTACAATAAGGGATATGTAACACAAGAGAAGTTATTTGAATTAGTTGAGTGGTTTGAAGGCCCTGTGTTTGTAGATAGTAAGAAAACAAATTTACCTGTTAGTTGTTATGTTAAGGTCAATGATATTGAATATGAAAGATTGCAAACTAAGAATGATAATGTTATTATAACTAAGGGTGGTGAAGGCACTGAGTATCAAGGTAAATTATATCCCGCAGAGAAAGTAAATGTGTTTGATGTGGTTGGTGCAGGTGATACGTTCCTTGCTGCCCTTACCTATGGATACTTAAAGTATGGTACAATAGAGGAAGCAATACCTCTTGCAAACAAGGCAGCAGCAATGGCTGTATCACATAGAGGAACTTATGTATTAACGGAGGAAGATGTCAAAAAGATACTGCATTGATATTGATGGTACGATTTGTACACCAACTGTGGGTAGGGATTACCATAAATCAAAACCTTGGCAAGATAGAATCAAGGTACTAAATAAACTCTATGATGAGGGTAATCATATTATCTACTTTACTGCACGAGCAATGGGTAGGTTTTCTGATCAACCCCATTCTATTGCTGCATCAAAAGCAAAAGAAGTTTTATTTGAACTCACTGAAAAACAATTGGATGATTGGGGTGTTAAGTATCACGAATTGATTATGGGCAAACCACATGCAGATTACTTTATAGATGATAAGGCATGGCCTGATAAGGTATTCTTTGATGATAAACGATGAAAGAGACTAAACCAAAATTTGTACCTAAAGGATGGGGTTGGGAGAAATGGATTGCCAACTCACATGAGTACTGTGGTAAGTTGTTGTTTATCAAAAAGAATCATAGATGTTCATGGCACTATCACATATTGAAAGATGAAACCTTCTACCTACAGTCAGGTAAGATTCATCTCTTTTATGGTAAGACTGATAACTTAGAGGACGCAAAGACTATGATATTAGAACCAGGTGATAGTTTTCATTGTTGTAGATACACCCGACATCAAATGGTTGCTATTGAAGATGCAGAATTGTTTGAATTTTCTACACAACACTTTGATAAAGATTCTTACAGGGTGATAGCTGGAGATACTCTTTAACACTAATAAACTTATGATCCCATTCTTTCTTAGCACGAGTGTGGGTTTGATACTTACCTTTTAAGTGCTCTGGGAATGGGATATATTCTATTGTACCGTTATATTTTTCTGCTACTAGTTCTCCTACTGTTTGGAAACTTATTGGATCACTCGTTCCTAAATCATAGATACCTGATGGTTTATCATTATTAAGAACAGTCTCTACTATATCCCCTACCCACACAAAATCCCTCCAGTAGTTTCCAGATCCTTCAAATAGTTTGAGTGCTCCTGTTTCTTGAAGTTGTTTGGTAAACTTATGAACAGGGCTTGCTTGATCTCCTTTATGATCTTCTCCATCTCCATACACATTAAAGTATCTAAAACTCTGGATAGATGAGAACTCAGTCATGTGGTCTTGAATATAATAATCCATCTGCAACTTGGTGATTGCATAGTAGTTGAGTGGATTAATTATACCTTGTTGTTTACCATAGACTGATGCAGAGGAGGCAAACTTGACTGGTATTTGATGTTGTATTGCTTTCTCAAATAATTCTATACTATACCATACATTCATACGGTGAAGTTTATCTAAATCAGTCTCTGTTGTATCTGAGATTGCACCTTGATGTAGAATGAGGGATACCTTATCCCAATCCTTGAAGAGAGATATCCAATCCCATGCATCTTTCTCATTGACAGTTATTATTTCTTCTTGTGAATGTTCAATGAGATATTTGAGGAAATTTTGACCTATGAAACCCTTTGAACCTGTAATTATTATCATATCTTTTTCATTAGATTATAACAGAGATAAATAAGAAAAGCAAGTAGTATTATGGTTGTCGTAATATGCCATCACGAAAAGCCCAATTAGTTTCACCCTTATCTGGAGAGTATCTTAGTGTTCCAGGAATAAGTGTAACAGGAGTTATCACTGCCACAGGTGGAATAACTGGAGTAGTAGGGGTTGCTCAATCAATTGCTGATGGAGCTGATTTGGATCTGGGAACGGTTACTGGAACTACTTTTGTTGGAGATTCTATTGGTACATATAGAGCAGCAGGACTCACTAATACAGGTGCAGGTACATCTAATTTAAATGTAGGAGTGGTTACTGCTACAAGTATTTCAGGAGTGGTTACAGGAAATATTACAGGTACAGCAAGTAGTATAATCAGTGGAGCAAATTTAACAGTTGGTGTTGCTACTGCTGTAACATGGTTAGGGGATGGATCAGGACTTACAGGTGCTGGTTCAAGTGCATTTATAGGACAGGCAGTTACTGCTCAAGCAGGTACTACTACAATTGATTTAAGTAGTGGTAATATAATTAATTTTACTCATAGTAATAATACAACAGTTGCTTTTGCAAATACTAGCACGGCAAGTAGAATTACTTTTATAAGAAATGCAACAGCAAATACTATTACTTGGCCTGATAGGATTAAATGGAATAATGGATCCACACCTACGTTATTTGAAAAAAACGGTGGATATCAAGTTTTTCGTTTAACGACTGTAGATGCGGGAACCACCTATCAGGCATGGGAGGAGTCTGCATCTCCAGATGGATATGGGATGTTTGTGTATGGATATAGTAATAGTGGTAGGTTAGGACTTAATGATAATGTCTATCGTTCATCACCAACTCAAGTAGGAACTAGTTTTGATTTCACAGGTTTGTGGCAGGTTACTTTTGGTGGTAATTCGAGTACCTTTCAAAAAAATACCAATGATCTTTTTGTGGCAGGATATAATGGTACTGGACAATTAGGACAAAATGATAGAACGAGTTATTCATCACCAAGACAAATACCTGGTGTATGGACTCAAGCGACACTTGGGGAAAATAGCATGAGGGGACACAAAGGTGGAAGTACATATGTATGGGGATCTAATAATTATGGACAATTAGGACTTAATGATAGAAATAATCGTTCATCACCAGTTCTAATACCTGGAAGTTGGGATTCATCTGCAGGTAAAGATTGTATAGGAAATAGCACTACTTTTGCAATTAAAACTAATGGAACATTATGGTCATGGGGAAGAAATTTTCTTGGAATTTTAGGACAAAATCAAGGAACTCCATCTCCTGGTTCTCCTGGATCAAAGTCATCACCAACTCAAGTAGGAACTGATACTACATGGCTTCAAATGCTTCATGCGGATACCACTGCAACAGCAGCGATCAAAAACAATGGAACACTATGGGCATGGGGATATGCTAATCCTGGAATGTTAGGACAAAATAATGTAATAGATCGTTCATCACCAACTCAAGTAGGAACTGATACTAATTGGAGTAGATCATTTATGTTGAATAATTGCTGTGTAGCAAGCAAAACAAATGGAACATTATGGGCATGGGGAAATAATGGATCTGGAAGATTGGGACAAAATAATCTAACAAATTATTCATCACCAACTCAAATAGGAACTGATACTACATGGACTCATGGGAGTTTGGAAGGTAGTTGGAATGGTGGTGGTTTTTGTAAGAAAACTGATGGAACATTATGGTGTTGGGGATTGAATAGTTCTGGACAATTAGGACTTAATAGTACAGTAAATTACTCATCACCAGTTCAAGTAACTGCATATAGCGATGCTTGGCTGAAATATGGAAGAATGGGTGGTTCTGCTAATGCCATTATTAAGTAAATACCTAAATAACTAAAAAAAGATATGAGTCAGACTAAGGCACAATTAGTAGCACCGATTGGAGTAGTAACCGCACCTGGACTTACTGTTACAGGAGTTACTACGGCGACTTCTTTTGTGGGTAGTGTGACGGGTACAGCTAGTAGTATTGTTGCAGGAAGTGATATAATTGTAGGAGTAATGAGTGCAACAGGGTTTGCAGGTGATTTTACAGGAACAGCAACAGGAATTAAAACATCTTCAAATTTGAATGTTGGTGTAGTTACTGCCTTAAGTTTTGTTGGTAATGTAACGGGAAATCTAACAGGCTCAGCAGGTGGATTGTCTGGTGGTGGGGATATTCATGTAGGAGTAGTTACTTCTGTTGCGATGTCAGGGGATGGTAGTAATTTAACAGGAATAGCAGCATCTGCTTTTACTTCTCAAACTGTTCCTACAACATCATTTTCAATAAATGTTACCTCTCCTGCTGGTGGAAACTATACACTATCTGGTACTGATAGAAATGGTGTAGTCAGTGGGAGTAGCGATCCCGCAGTTACTGTTGAGATAGGTGATACACTTAATTTTGTTGTGGATGCTTCAGGACATCCATTTTATATTAGAGTATCAGATGGTGGTGCAAATGTAAGCACTCCTGCAGCGACCAATCAAGGTGCTCAAAGTGGTACTGTTTCTTGGACACCTAACACTGCTGGTACTTATTATTATCAGTGTGGAAATCATCCTGGTATGCTTGGAACCATCACTGTAACTGCTACCACCACAATAGATTTAAGTAAGGGTAATAATATACTTTTTAATCAAACTGCAAATACAACTATTTCCTTTGCAAATACATCAACTACTGAAGCTATTAGTATCCTTAGAAAAGATGGAACAGGGACTATAACATGGCCCTCTAGTATTAAATGGAATGGTAGTTCTCCTCCTATACTGGCTTCATCAGATCAATCTAATGATTGGAATTTGATTAAATTATTAACTCGTGATTCAGGTCTAACATGGAGAGGATGGGAGGAAGCAAAGAATGAAGGAACTTTTAATGCATTCGTTTGGGGAGGAAATTATTATGGAGGATTAGGACTTAATGAAGCATTACCAGGTGCTTATAAATCATCACCAACTCAACTTCCTGGTGTTACTTGGGCAAAAGGTATGGCAGGTGGAAGCGGCGGTTTCTTTTATGGAAGTGGTGCAATTAAAACTGATGGAACATTATGGGCGATGGGATTTAATTATCAAGGAGGATTGGGATTAAATGATACAACAGAATATTCATCACCAACTCAAGTGGGAACGGATACTACTTGGGATCAAGTTATAACCACTTGGAAGGCTAAGGCAGCAATTAAAACTGATGGAACAATGTGGGCATGGGGATCTGATGTATATGGAGCATTAGCACAAAATAATAATGTAAAATATTCATCACCAGTTCAAATACCTGGCACATGGAGTGAGAGGGTTGATGGTTTTAGCACCTATGGAATTAAAACTAATGGAACATTATGGTCATGGGGAGGTCAGTATAAAGGATCATTTGGTCGGAATACAGGTAATATTACGTATGTTTCATCACCAGCCCAAATCGGAGCTGATACCACATGGGCTACTGTAACAGCACTGGTCTATGGTGGTGCTGCAGTCAAAACTGATGGAACATTATGGACATGGGGATCTGGTAGTGATACTAATTTTAGAGGAGCATTAGGACAGAATAATCTATCAAATTATTCATCACCAACTCAAGTAGGAACCGATACCACATGGGGAAAGACAAATGCTACTCATTCTAGCATTATTAATTATGCTATGTTTAATATTAAAACTAATGGAACATTATGGTCATGGGGAGAGAATATGAATGGAGTCTTAGGGCATAATGAGCATCCATCAAGTAGTGTTGGTGGTACTGACTATTCATCACCAACTCAAGTAGGAACTAGTAGCGATTGGAGTAAACTAGCTGGTTCAGGTTATCACATGAATGTACTTAAAACTGATGGAACACTGTGGGTACTAGGGGGATGGCGAGGTGGAGGAGAATTAGGACTGAATACTATAAGTCCAAATAGAATTTCATCCCCAACTCAACTACCTGGCATATGGGATGTAATGGATAATAATGTTATAATGGGGGGAAGTGGAACCATGATGAGAAAACTAACGAATTGAATCTTAAGTGATTTATATAAATAACTAAAAAAGTAATATGAGTCAGGAAAAAGCCCAATTAATTGCTCCTATTGAAAACATTACAGTTACGGGAGTAGTAGCAACAGGAGTTATTACTGCGACTTCTTTTGAGGGGAATGTGACTGGAAGTGCAAGTAGTATTATTCAAGGAGCAAATATAGTTGCAGGAATAGTAACAGCAGGTCTTAATACCACTACTGCTTTCTCTGGTAATTTGACAGGTAATGCAGGTGGTCTTTCTGGTGATCCTGATATACATGTAGGAGTATTGAGTGCTACCAGTTTTGTAGGAAATGTAACAGGTATTGTCACGGGTAGAGCAACAGGATTATCTAATACAGGTGCAGGTACATCTAATTTAAATATAGGAACTTTTACTGCAACTACTTTTCATGGGGATGGATCAGGTTTAACTGGTGTTGCAGGTGCAGCATTCTCACAACAATCTATTGGTATCACATCGGCAACTACAGCAATAGATTTAAGTAATGGTAATGTAATACATGCTAATCAAAGTGCTGATACTACAGTTTCTTTTGCTAATACTGCTGGTAGTAATGAAATATATTTCATAAGAGAGAAGGATGCCACAACCACTGCCAGAACCATTACATGGCCTACTACTATTGAATGGGATGGTGGATTTGAACCTACTCTAACAACAATTAATCATTCTGGGGAGGCTCAAATATTTAAATTATGTACTACTACAAATGGTGAAACGTGGTACGGGAAGGAGGTTTATAAAAATCAGGGTGGATTCAAATTTTTTAGATGGGGACAGAGTGATTATGGGCAATTAGGTCTTAATGATAGAACAAGTCTTTCATCACCAGTTCAGGTAGGGGATTCTAGTGCATGGAGCAGTGTGACTGGGAATGGAACTCAGCAACTGGCAACTAAAGTTGATGGAACATTATGGACATGGGGAGCTAGTTCGGTAGGAGGATTAGGACTTAATGATCAAGTACATCGTTCATCACCCACTCAAGTAGGAACTGATACTACATGGAATAGAACATTCCCTAATGGATCATATTCTGGTGCTGCTACTAAAACGGATGGAACATTATGGGTATGGGGAAATAATTTGTATGGAGTATTGGGACAAAATGGAGGACAACCAACTTCTCAATCCTCACCAGTTCAACTACCTGGTACTTGGTCTGCATTGAGTAATAGTGGAGGTGGTATAGCTACAATGGGACTTAAAACTAATGGAACATTATGGTCATGGGGGTATAATACTTATGGAGGATTAGGACTTAATGATAGAACAAGTCGTTCATCACCAACTCAAGTAGGAACTGATACTACATGGAAAGAGGGAATAGGTACAGGTTTTGGTTTCTTTGCTGCTGTTAAGACTAATGGAACCCTATGGACTTCTGGATATAATACAACTGGACAATTAGGACTAAATCAAAGTTATGTTCCTAGTAATGCTAATACTAGGTCATCACCAACTCAAGTAGGGACTGATACTACTTGGAATAAAGTAGATTCGTCAGGTTCTAGTTCTATTGCAACCAAAACTGATGGAACATTATGGTCATGGGGATATAATGCTAGTAGTGGACAATTAGGACTTAATGATATTGTAAGTCGTTCATCACCAACTCAAGTAGGAACTCAGACTACATGGGAATCTCTACTACACGTAAATTCTGGTTATATTGCAACCAAAACTGATGGATCATTATGGTCATGGGGAATTAATTCTCATGGACAATTGGGACATAATCAACCACATAATACAAAGATTTCATCACCAACTCAAATTACTGGTACTTGGGACATTTCTACAATAAATGCGATGTATAGTAATTATGGTGGAAATGCTTTTCAGTCTTAATCTGATCTGATATAAATACATAAAAAGTAGTGTAGTAGTGAAGAATGGCAACACTTAATTTTCCAGATAATCCCACGACAGGTGACGTTTATACGGATAGTAACTCTGGCTTTACTTATGAGTGGAATGGAACAGTATGGATAAGCACAGATCCTTCTACTGCATCTAATATTAGAGAGATTGATGATATTTCAAGTGATTTTGATGGTTCAGATACAACCTTTACGTTAAAAGTAGCAGGTGTCAACGTAGAACCTGCAAATGTTCAACAACTCATCATCAGTGTTGGTGGTGTGATGCAAAATGCTGGAGATGACTTTACTCTCTCTGGTTCAACACTTACATTCACTACTGCTCCTCAATCGGGATTATCATTCTTTGGTACTCTTTTAGGAACTGCTTTATCACTTAATACTATTCCTGATGGAAGTGTAGGTTCTGCATCTCTTAAGACAGAAGACTTTACAATTGGTGGTTCAGGTAATACAGTCACAATTCCTGGTAACCTCACAGTTCAGGGAACTGAAACTATTATTAATACTGAACGACTTGATATTCAGGACAAGACTGTTGGTATTGCCTCTACGAATGCTCCAACATCTACATCTCAAGATGATGCTGGTATTATCATCTATGGACAAACTCATGTAAATATTCTTTATGATAGAGATAAAGCAGCAGTAGGTATCAATACTGCTTTGAGTGTTAGTGGTGTTGTAACTGCTACAAGAGCTCAGATTGGTACAGGAGTAACGATTAATAATACTGGTATAGATGCAGGAAATGCGGGTATTGTAACTGCAGGAACGATTACCGCACCTGCTGATTTAATTATTTCTGCTCCTAATGCTGCAATTAGACCTCGCACAGATCAGTTTACTGTTAAAAATGCGGCTAATAGTGAAACATTGTTTTATGCTGATGCTAATAGTGCATTTGCTGCTTTTTATGATAATACCAAACGGTTTGAAACGGCCAGTGATGATGGAGGTGGTGGTGTTATAGTTACAGGTAAGATTGTTGGTACTGCTGTTACTGCTAATGATTCAACTAAACCATCTCTTGCTTTACATACAGGGACAACACTACGTGCTGATTTAAGTGCCAACTCTGGTATATGCAGTATTAGAAGTTATGCTAACAATCCATTTGCCATAAACGTTGGTGGTTCTGGAGAAACTGAAGCACTTCGCATCGATTCAAGTGGTCGCTTGATGGTAGGAACAACTATTGAAGGAAATGATGATGCTGATGAATTAACACTTAACGGTACAAGAACTGGTCTTACGATTCGTTCAGCAAGTAATGATTATGGAAATATATTTTTCTCTGATGCAACTTCTGGCACTAGTGAATATGCAGGAGCAGTTCAATATTATCATAATGATGACTCGTTGATATTTAAAACCAGTTCAACAAATAGATTTACCATCACATCAAATGGTGGATTCTCCTTTGATAATGCTCAGTTAGTAGAGAGAGTAGAGATAACTGCTGGTAAGTTAAGTAATAATACTGATATTGATCTTGCAGATGGTATGGTTCATTACTTTTCTACTACTGAGACTGGTACATCCACCCCAAACATCAGAATTGATGGTAGTAATACCTTAAACAATGCAATGGATACTGGTGATGTCATCTCTGTTACTCTTATAACTACTGCAGCCGCTGCTGCTTATAGTGCTGCATTAAATATTGATGGTAGTAGTGCAACAGTAGAGTGGAGTGGGGCAGCGGCTCCAAGTGCTGGTGGAGCAAGTGGTCTCGATGTTTATGCGTATACGATTATAAAAACAGGTAGTGGAGCATATAAGGTATTAGGAAACTACACCAACTTTGATTAAGGAGGACTAAACAATGAGTAACATATGGCATACAAAAGAAGAGCCCTTCTTAGGATTGCAAGGAATGGGAGGAGGTGCGAGTTCTCTCATGTGGACAAGTAGTGGAACGACAAAATATAATCTATTTACATGGGGATCTAATGCTTATGGAGAATTAGGTTTAAATCAGGGATGGAGACCAGCAGACAATCCACTACCTTCTCAACCATCTAAATCCTCACCAACTCAAATTCCTGGTGATTGGTTTGCCGTATATGGAGGGAATGGTTATGAGAAAAGGTGGCAAATGGGAGCAAAAGATGAGGAAGATACGTTATGGACATGGGGCAATAATGGTAATGGAGTATTAGGACACAATGAAATGGATGATCAACCTCATAACGCAAATAAATCATCACCTACCCAAATTCCAGGAAGTTGGAAATTTGCGGGGGCGGGTAACGAGTCTGCTCTAGGACTTAAAGATGATGGACACTTATATGGATGGGGTGCTGGTTCCTATGGAATATATGGCGGTGGTCATCCTCAACCTACCGTATACAATGTAAGTTCTCCTTGTCAACTTGGTAGTCATTTTGATCAGTCTGGAAGAAATTGGGTAGCAGATACAAAAAAATGGAGTATTAACCGTACCGCTTACTTTTTGATTAATGATTTAGATGAATTATGGTGTTGGGGAAGTAATAGTAAAGGAGCATTAGGGCAAAATGAGTCATTCAATCAAATGTATTCATCACCAGTTCAAATACCTGGAAGTTGGTATTCAGTTGATTGTCACTCACGAGGTAATAGTGTTTCTGCAATTAAAACTGATGGAAACTTATATTATTGGGGTTCTAGTGCTGAGTATATTCCATGGCCCACCTCAGCTCAGGATCGTTCATCACCAACATTAATGCCTGGTGGACCTTATATTCGTTCTTCGATGAGAAGTGGTAAGAATGGTAATATGATTGTAAGAAATCCTACTGCAGGAGTAGCAGGGAGTCCAACCAGTACTATGTGGTATATGGGTCAGGCAGAATATGGTCTTAAAGGAAATAATGATACAGCAGGTTCAGCACCCAATGGTTATGGTACTATATCATCACCTATTCAAATAGGTGGCCCAACGAGTACGGGTTGGAGTAGGTATGTTGAAGTAAACCATTTTAATGCTGCATGTGCTATTAAATATGATGGGACAATGTGGACATGGGGAAGCAATAATTATGGACAATTAGGACATTCTCAATCAGGATCTCCCACCCAACCTTGGTTTCCAGGTCCAATGAGACTGGGTGTGTCTAGATCATCACCAACTCAAATACCAGGTACATGGGGTAATGTGGCCGCAGATGATACCAAAGAGTATATTCTCAAAAGGAGGATGGGTTTCAGTGCGTTACAAAAACAATAGATTGACCAATTGAACAACTGTCACACAGCCCCTTGCCAGAAATGGTGAGGGGTTTTATAATACCTGTATTCGTGAATGATTATGCAACTCACTGGTTCTGAAAAATTGATTTTCATCACATCCTTTATGTTTCTTATGAACTGGGGTGTGCGTGTATCTCAACTGGTGATTAACAATGCTCTTTCTTAGTCACTCAGGTTACAAGTATTCCAAGAACAGGTGTGAGAGCATCGTGACTTGGTTCGTGGATAAGTATCTCCCACGCCATAAGATCTTCGTGAATGTAGACCATAAGGGCCTACTCAGGGAAGGTGTATTTGGTTGGCAGTGGTCTACTGATTCTGATTGCAGACCTCGTGAATTTGAGATCGAGATCCATAATCGCTTGTCAGTGGAAGAATACACCAAAACCCTTTTACATGAACTCTGGCACATATTACAGCATGTGCGTGGTGATTTAAGGGATAAGCGTAATCAACGCCTCTGGAAGGGCATAGACCACTCTCAGACGGACTATAGTGACCAGCCATGGGAACTAGAGGCACAACACATGGAAAACGTATTATATGAAGAATATACAAAGGCACAGATATAAAGATAAAAAGATATTTGAGACAAGAACATTATCTTTTGATCCTTATTCTTATTCTGAAATAGATTTGGTGATAGGATTGATTCAAGACAATCTTACACCAGATTTACTTAAAGGAAGGAAATCGTTAATGTATCCTAGTGATGTATTAACTAACAAATATTATGGTCATTGTTATCATTCATCACAGGCCTTGCATTATCTGATGGACTGTGATATACTTACTCCCATGAGTGGAGAAGACTATCGAGGTGAAAAGCACTGGTGGTTACAGGATGGTCAAAAGATCTATGACTGTACCGCAAAGCAATACCTTGACAAAGGAAAACTTCCACCCTATAATACAGGAAAGAAATCAGTTTGGTATGGTTGGAAACAACGACCACAACAAGTATCACTAAACTTGACAGTTCGAGTATTAGGTGATAGATTACTTTCAGATGAAACAACTTGCTTTTAGCAGACCGTTTCATAGTCCCAATTTATGCTAACCAGCAAGGAGAAACAAATGTCTATTAGAAGACGTAAAGGATTTGGCCCAGATCAAGTTATTGATCTTGACAAATATGAAAATCGTTGGACTGAAGAGGAGAAACAATCTCATGTCAAACGTGGAAAATTTATTACATTTAAGTTTTTAGATCTAACAAAATATGGTGGAGATTCTTATCACCCAGATTTATTAAACATTGCTATAAGATATGATGGCAACAGGGATAATGCAGATGAAGGGATATGTAAGTCTTATAAAAAGAAAGGATGGCAGTATGGCCCATTCCCCCCTATCGTAGATATATCAGATGTACCTAAAGATGGACGTACAAGGATAAGAGCTGCAATTAAGGCAGGAGAATCATTCATTGTTGTTGCAGTGTTTGATTATCCTGAAGAAGAGGATGAAGAAAAAGCCTATGTTCAATCTTTATCTGAAGGATTAATAGGTAATGATGATCTTATCAGTCGTCCTACTAAATACAAAGATATTTTTGAAGCAGGTCTATCTGCTGTCAAACATGGAGGTATACCTGAAGATGATAAAACTGCAATCGCCAAACTTGTAATAGAGGAATTTGAAGCGGAAAGGTTTTTAGATTCTAATGAAATACCTTTATTAGTAGATGATATTTGTGAAGCAGTTGCAGCTGGTCAAGATGCAATTTGGTTGCCAACTAGGGCAGAAGTGATAAACTATCTTAGTAAATCTCCTGATGTTCCTAGTGATGCGTGTTTAGAAGGGGATGTATGTATCAATGGTAAAAAAGTATTCGTGTATGCAGCACCCAGTAACACTAATCAAGGTCGTTTATGGGGTAAACTTGCAGAAGAAATACCAGAAGAATCTTATGTAGTTCTTTATACAACTAAGAGGATTCCATCAAAGATTAAAAAGGGATATGAGGATTTTGTGGAGTCTGTTGATAAGAGGTACGAGGAGTGTTTTGAAATTGTAAATAGGACATGCGATCAACATGGTGGAATGATTAAGTTTCAGGCTCCTACAAAGAGGCCTTGGGAAATTCTTGGAGTTATTCCTCAATTAAATAACGATGAAACTCACGATTCACTAAAGAAAATGAATCGTTTGATTAAACTAGAGGACTATTGTTAGATTGTCACAAGGGGGATTTACTTCCCCCTTTTTTTATGTTATACTATCGTTAATTCAAATCTTTCAATGAAATCTGAATTTCTCTACGTCAAACCTAAATCCAAAGAGGCTAATTCTCGCTTCGTAAATAGGATGGATAGGTTACATTCATGTAGAATAGATAAACGTGAGGATGGTAGAGTATTTCTATCATCTATCTCTGGTCGTTATCTATTTTCGATCATGGAGAGTGATGACAAAGATTGGGAGATTATTAAATGAAAGACCAAAAAACATTAGATCAAAAGTTAACTCCTTATGAGAGATGGGATGCTGCTCATGCCATCTTTATTGAGTCGTTAATGAAACCTGACAATCATCTTCGTAGTTGTGCATATAATCAACAATGTTATGATGACTTGATGCAAATTCGAGACTATGTTATTGAGATGACTCAAAATATGCACAACCCTAGAAAATTTATTGAGGATTAGTTATGATTAGTAAAGAGAAAGTGAGGAATCAAGTGAAGTCCAGATTTTATTATCTCTTCTGGGGCATTGCAACATTCTCTGTGGTAGCAGGCCAATTATATGTTGGATCAGGTTACAGAATGTTTGCTCAATCATTAAATAGAATTTTTGATACCATTGAAGTTCAAGTTAGTGATGATTATGAGAGATATTATTAAATAGTGTGACCTGACTCTAAAGAGATTATTAAAGTCATAGATATATTACATATATTATGTTATAATATCCTCACATACCACCATAAAACTATGATTAACCTAGACGAGCGTTACCATTCTTACCTAGACGGCAGTAAAAAGATGAGAATAGATGGCGTTGAAGAAAGGGTTAAGGCATATGGCTGGCACTGTGATGGTAATGACATTAAAGGGCATTACGTCATAACAGAGAATTTTCAGTTGTTTTATAATATGGAAGGATTATTTACAAAGATGGTGGCACTTCGGGAACTGTCCACTGTTGCTTGACTTTCCCTCGTGAATGTAATATTATATAAATGTTGAGAGGGATACTACAGGGTAACGTCCAACAGACTTCGCACGTGCTGTGACCCACTTCTCAACTGCTGCAACCCCCTTTGGTAGTTTCAGGGTTGGAGGCGATAGGAAACTACTAACACACAACACACAGAAACGAGGAGATGGATGTGCCTCTGGGATCGCAACCCAAGAAAGAACTAACATCCGCTAGCCTTTTTATTACTTTATCAATGGCATACCATCACGAATGGAGTCAATCTTACATCAAAGGGTTGACGTTTGAAGAGCATCACGTTAACAATGAGTGGTTCAATAATATGCTCACTATGTTAAAAGATGATGGCGAACTTTATGTGCCAATTTTAGACAAATCATTCAATAAATCAGGTGAGGAGGTATCTTCGTGAATAAAGATCATTTAAACCAAACCGATGAAATGATTGAAAAGTTTATTGGTGAATGTGAAAAGGAAGCAGCTGCGTTAGAAATCACTGTTGATTACTACATTGCTGAGTTTCTTATTTGACATTTAGTACCCTATCGGTTATACTGATAGGGTATTTTAATATATACAATTAGTTTGGAGTTTATTATCTAATGACTGAAAGATTGTGGAAGATTCAAGAAAATTCAACAAATGGTTGGACAAGTATTGATCCTAAAACTGATAACCTAACTAAATCTCAATGTGATGAGTGGTTAGAGCAATATATTGATCAGGGAACACCACCTGATAGATTAAGAGCAGTTCCAGCTGGCACTCCTGATGACGGACTCGCATCATTAGACCAATAATGTATGAACCTCAAGTAGATGATTACGTCATTTGGAATAGACCAAATGGAGACATTGAAGAGGGTTGGGTATATTTTAAGGGTGACCCAGTTGATAATGAAAAACGCATAAAACAAGGATGGAATACTATTTCAAGGTATATTACTATTGAAACTAATGTTAAACCAAAACCAAATTGCGTGTATACAAGTGGTAAACCAATGAGACATAGAATGATTCATACATTATTACTATGCGTGGAAAATTGTTGGCATGAGTTAGAATATGTAAAGAATAGAAGAGAACAAGCAAGTGTTGATATGTACAAATCACAAGATGGTAGGCCCTCTGATTATTGATGAAAGATACTATTTTATTTGGTGATTGTCGTGAAACACTATCACAAATTGATGAAAAGGTGAGGATGTGCGTAACATCTCCACCTTATTATGGTTTGAGAAATTATGGTGATGAAAGTAATCAAATAGGTCAGGAAGATACACCAGAAGAGTATATTCAAAACCTCGTGAATATATTCCGCAGTGTTAGAAACTGTTTGACTGATGATGGTACATTATGGGTGAATATTGGTGACAGTTACTATAACTATAGACCAGGAAAAGGTCAGGCATTAGTGAAACAAACTATGTCTGCTACTAAACAAGACTTACCAGACAAATGTGCAAGACGAGGTAATAAATTAGAGGGACTAAAAGAGAAAGATTTAATTGGTATTCCGTGGATGTTAGCATTTGCATTGAGGGCTGATGGGTGGTACTTAAGACAAGATATTATATGGAATAAATCTAATCCAATGCCCGAAAGTGTGCGTGATAGATGTACAAAATCACATGAATATATGTTTTTATTGAGTAAGAGTCAGAACT